CAGGCCGACATATGTCGGCCTTAGTTTTTTGTGCCCCCACCGGCACAGTCCCTCCATCGCAATCGCCGCCCCGTGCGGCCCACCGATGGAGTGACAGATGTCCGAGGACAAGAACCAAAACCCGCCCCAGGGCGACAGCAAGGCCAGGCAGCTCACCGCTGCCGAAGCCGCCAAGCGCGTCAAGCGCACCGTGACCGAGCTGGTGGACGGCAAGGACGGCGCCAAGGTGGCGCGCGCCAAGGAAGTGCCCGTGCAGGCCGCCGAGGTGCTGTCCTGCCGCGACTACGGCACGCACGTCGTCGTGGTGACCCGCGACGGCCAGAAGCTCTCCAGCCAGGACGAGTAAGCGGCCATGCCGATGAAGCTCCTCCCCGCTGGCACCGGCTACGCACGCCTCACCGAGGCTGTTACCACCGAGTACGGCCAGCTCATCGACCTAGTGCGCCAGGCCGTACGCGACAAGCTGCGCCTGTCGGCCAATGGCGACTACTACGTGGACGTGCGTGGCATCTGGCCCGACCGCGTGGTGGTGGCGTTCAAGGGGCGCCTGTACAGCTACGCCTACACCGTCGCGGCGGACAACACCGTGGCGCTGGGTGATGCGGCCGAGGTGGTGGCGGACTATGCGCCCGTGGGCACCGTACCCGCGCCGGCCGCTGCGGTGCGCGAGAGTGCCGCTCTCGATGCGGCGGCGGTGTTCCGCGAAGCGGCCGATGGCTCCATCGAGGTCACCATCGTCAAGGCCGGCCGCAGCGGCAACCGCAACTACTACCCCGATGCCACGCTGCGCGAGGCTGCGCCCCAGTTCGAGGGCGTGCGCGTGTTCGCCAAGAGCGATGCCGACCACCTGGCCGGCAAGGGCAAGGACGTGCGCAGCCTGATCGGCGGCATCTACGGCGTGCGCTTTGTCGAGGGCAAGACGCCCGACACCGGCGCGCTCGTGGGCACCTTCCGGGCCATCGACCCCACCGACGCGGCCGTCACCAAGATGGTCGAGGCCGTCAAGCGCGGCATGCAGAGCCTGCTGGGCCTGTCCATCGACGCCTTCGCGCGTACCAAGCCCCGCCAGGTGGGCAAGGAACGCCTCACCGAGGCGGTGAAGTTCACCAAGGTGGTCTCTGTCGATCTGATCGTCGAGCCGGGCGCTGGCGGCGGCCTGGATCGTCTGACCGAAGCCGCCGCCGATCCCTCTACCAACCCCAAGGAAGAAGCAATGCCTCTCTGGAAGCAACGCATGCTGGAGGCCGTCAAGGCCAAAGACCCGGCGAAGCACGCCGCGATCAACGTGGACACGATCACCGACGATGAGGTGGTCGCCCTGCACGAGGCCGTGTGCGGCCCGTTGGTGCCTGAGCCTGGCACCCAGCGCGTGGCCGAGGCCCAGGGCCAGAACCAGGGTGATAGCGCCCCGCTGACCCGCGCCGATCTGCAAGTCTTCGAACTGCGCGGCGCCGCCCGCGAGCGCATCAACGCGGCCAAGCTGCCCCAGGCGTCCAAAGAGCGCCTGGTGGCCCAGATCGCCACGGCCGGCGCAGACCGGCTCACCGAGGCCGCCGTGGGCGAGCTGATCACGGCCGAGGGCGGCTATGTCGCCCGTCTGACCGAAAGCGGCCCCGTGCGCGTGCCCATGTTCGGCAATGGCGCGATCACAGTGGGCGACCGCAGCCTGACCATGCGCGACATGCTGGATGCCTTCTGGGACCCCACCCACAAGGACCACGGCCGCGTGCAGTCCTTCAAGGAGTGCTATTTCGAGATGACGGGCGACCGCCTGGTCACCGGCCGCCTGCGCGAGTGCGACCAGTCGCGCCTGGTCGAATCGCTGGGCAGTGCCTCGCTGGGCGAGGTGCTGGGCGACAGCGTGGCACGCCGCATGCTGGCCGAGTACCGCGCTGCGGTGGACTTCGACGGCTGGCGCCAGATCGTCAACGTGGTGCCGCTCTCGGACTTCCGCATGCAGCACCGCACCCGCTGGGGCGGCTACGGCGATCTGCCCACCGTGGCCGAGGGCGCCGACTACCAGGCACTGACCAGCCCGAGCGACGAAGAGGCCACCTACAAGGCGGTCAAGAAGGGCGGTACCGAGGACGTGACGCTGGAGATGATCAAGAACGACGACGTGGGCGCGATCCGCCGTATTCCCACGAAGCTCTCGCGCGCCGCCAAGCGCACGCTCGCCAAGTTCGTGTTCGACTTCCTGCGCACCAATCCGGTGATCTACGACGCCAAGGCGCTGTTCCACGTCGATCACGGCAACCTGTTCACGGCCGCGCTGGACAAGGCGCAGCTCGCGGCGCACCGGCTGGCGATGCTCAAGCAGACCGAGCTGTCGAGCAACGACCGCATCGGCATTACGCCCTCGCGCCTGGTCGTGCCGGTGGAGCTGCAGGAGGCCGCAGTCGATCTGTTCAAGCTGTCCACCAACAACGAGAAGACGTTCATCCAGTCGCTCACGATGAACATCATCCCGGTCTGGTACTGGGCGGATGCCAACGACTGGTGCACCGCCGCCGATCCGGCTGACATCCCCGGCATCGAGATCGGTTTCATGGACGGCCAGCAGGAGCCCGACCTGTTCGTGCAGGACTCGCCCACGGTGGGCTCCATGTTCGCGGCCGACAAGCTGACCTACAAGCTGCGCCACATCTACGGCGGCGCGGTGACCGACTACCGCGCCTTCACCAAGGCCGTGGTGGCCTGACCGGACTCACCCCGAGGAGAAGCGGGCGCCACACGGCGCCAGGGGGTGGCCCCCCCTTCATGAATGCAGCCCGGCCCGCCCCGCGAGGGGTGGGTTCGTAAAGGCTCCACACCTGGAGCCTTCACCAACCCAGCCGACCACCCGACCACCGACTTTTAAACATGGCACTCGCCGACTACCAGCAGCTCGTGAAGGACATGGTGTCCGACCAGGACAAGGCCGTCACGCCCGACACCCGCGACCGCGCCATCGAGCAGGCGCGCGTGCGCTACAGCACCGATCTGCCGCGCGAGCTGCATGACGATGTGACCTGGCCGTCGCTGGGCGTGTTCGGCCCCGTGCCCGAAGGCTGGAGCGATGCGGCGCGGGTGCTGCATGTCCTGTACCCCATCGAGACGCGCACGCCGGTTTACGTGGATGCCTACCGGATGCCCGCTGGCGGCTGGGGCCTGGAGTGCATCAACGCGTTGCCTGCCGGCGCTGTCGTGCGTGTAGCCTTCGCCGTGCCCCATCTGCTCGACGTGGACGCGGACACAATCCCGGCAGAGCACCGCCTGGCCGTCGCCCAGTACGCGGCGCACCTGCTGTGCCAGCAGCTCGCGGCGCGCTACAGCGGCGAGCGCGAGGCGGCTACGGGCGGCGACGTGGCTCGCACCGAAAGCCGCGCCCGCAACTTCGCGGCGCGCGCCAAGGAATACCGCTCGGCCTACTACCAGGGCACCAGCCAGGCCGATCCGTTCGCCCCAGCAGGCTCGCCCGCAGGCGGCCAGGCCGCTGCCGCCGCCGTGGTGTCCTGGCCGGGCCGGCGCCGCCACCAGCTCACGCGAGGTGTGCTGTGAGCAGCCTGCACCTGTCCATCCCCAGCCTGGCCGCGCTGCTGCGCGGCTTCGAGCAGGCGCCCGAGGCCACGCGCCGCGAGCTGCTCGGCACCATGACCGAGGCCACGCTGCTGGTCGAGCGCGAGGCCAAGGAGCAAACGCCCAAGGCCACGGGCAAGACAGCCGCCAGCATCACGAGCGACGCATTCTCAACGCCCGTGGGCGTGATCGGCACCGTGGGCAGCTCGCAGCCCTCGCTCATGTTCGTGGAGCTGGGCACCAAGCCGCACATGCCGCCCGTCGAGGCCCTGGTGCCCTGGGTGCGCGCGGTGCTGGGCGTGGAACCCAAGCGCGAGCGCAGCGTGGCCTTCCTGGTGGCCCGCAAGATCGCCCGCAAGGGCACCGCGCCGCAGCGCCCCCTGGAGCAGGCCATCGCCGCCACCGAGGGCCAGGTGCTGCGCATGTTCGAGAGCGCGGCCGGCCGCGTGGCCGAGCGCCTGGCCGGAGGTGCCGCATGAGCACCTTGGCCCAGCACCGCGCCGCCATCGTTGCGGCCCTGGCCTCGGTGCCCGAGATCGGCATCGTCCACGACCGCGAGCGCCACGCCGACAGCAACGGCGAGTTCGCCGACCTCTACGTCTACACGCCGCCGCCTGGCAGCACGCCTGCAGACCCGCACATCCGCGGCTGGTGGCTGCGCCGCAGCAGCACGGCCGAGCACAGCCCGAACCTTCGCCGCACCGTGAACGTGCACACCTGGACGGTGCGCGGCTACCTGGCCTTTCGCGACGCGGACGCGACCGAGCTGGTGCTCGACGGCCTGGTTGAGCAGTTCCGCGCCGTGGTGCGTGCCGATCCCACCCTGGGCGGCGTGTGCCAGCCCGGCCCGCTGGCCGGCCGCGACGACAGCACCGATGGCGTGCAGGTCGTGGATGCGGGGCCGGTTTTTTTCTCGGGAGTGCTGTGCCACTCCGTTGTCCTGCAACTCAGAACCTGGAGCTACTCGTGACCAAGTCCACCAAGCTGAAGAAGGTGCCCGATGCCACCACCCGTGACGACGCGCAAGCGCCGCAAGCCCAAGAAGGCCAGCAAGCCGCGCAGCCGGCCGCAGCCGCAGCAACTGTCGCTGGCGCTGGAGCTGATGCCCCCGTGGCTGATGCCCCGGCGACCGCCTCGCCGGCGGCCCAGGCGCCGGCGCGCGACGAGCACACCGGCCGGGGCGGCCTCTACCGCCGCAAAGCCGATGGCACCCGCTCGCTGATCGAGCGCACCCGGCGCGCAGCCGACTGAGCGGCCCCCATCAACAAACACGCACAGGAATTAAACGGCCATGTCCGATCCGATCTTCATCAACCAGACCATCATCCTCGCCAAGGTCGAAACCACGAAGGGCACCGACGCCCTGCCCACGGGCGCGGCCAACGCCATCCTCGTGAGCGATGTGACCTTCACGCCGCTGGAAGGCGACGAGATCGAGCGCAACAACATCCGCCCGTACTTCGGCGACGGCGGCAGCACCATGGTCACCCAGTACGCCAAGCTGTCGTTCTCGGTGGAAGCGGCGGGCGTGGCGGTGCCCGGCGAGCTGCCCGGCTATGACGCGCTGCTGCGCGCCTCGGCCACCAGCGTGACCGTGAACGACGATACCGACGTGCGCTTCGCCCCCGTCACCGATGGGCTGGAGAGCGTGACGATCTACATCGCCGTGGGCCGCAACCTGCAGAAGATGACGGCCGGCATGATCAACACGAAGCTGGCTGGCGACGCCAAGACGATTGCCAAATGGCAGTTCGAGATCACGGGCACCTACCAGGCGGCCACCGATGCCCCTCTGCCTGCCGCTTCCTATGCCGCCTTCCAGGACCCGTTCGGCGTCAACAAGGCGAACACCACGCTGTCGCTGCACGGCACGGCAGTGGCGGCCAGCGCATTCAGTTTCGACTTCGGCAACACGGTCATCAAGCGCGACCTGATCAACGTGGACACGGTCGAGATCACCGGCCGCAAGAGCACCGGCAGCGTGACGTTCGACAACACCCGCGTATCCGACAAGAACTGGGTCGAGCTGGCCCGCCAGTCCACGCGCGGCCCGATCGCGTTCAAGCACGGCCCCGGCGCCACCAACGTGATCGAGCTGATCGCGCCCAACGTGCAGCTTGGCAAGCCCACCTTCGGGGAGTCGGACGGTGTCCAGCAGATCACGGTGCCGCTGCGCTACGTGCCCCTGCTGGGCAACGACGAATGGGAGATCGTGGTGCGCTGACCGGCGCGGCGGCTCCCCAGTCCACCCACCACCCACCACCAACCGCAAGAGGAAAACCATGGCCGTCAAGATTTCCGGTCTCAAGCCCACAGTCACCTGCCCCGCCGAGCTGTTCCTGCCCGACGACAACGGCACGTTCCACGTGCACAAGTTCGACACCATCTTCAAGCGCCTGCCCGAGGGCGAGCGCGACGAGCTGCACAAGCGCTACACGCTGGGCTATGTGGTCGAGGTGCCCGCGCCCAAGGCGGACGCCGCACCCACCCAGGAGCACCGCCGTCTCAGCAATGCCGAGCTACTCGACAAGGTAGTCGCGGGCTGGGGCGGCATGCTCGATGAGAACGGTAACGCGGTGCCCTACAGCCATGAAGAGCGGCGCTCGACCAACCAGGCCTATCCGGGTCTGGAGCAGGCCATGGCCGTGTGCTGGTTCGACCACTTCTTTGTCAACCAGCGCGAGGCGGCGCAAAAAAACTCCGCGGCGCCGTCCGGCACCCCTTCGGCCGAGACGGCGCGCGCCGCCACGTAGTCGATGACGACCTGCGGGCCGACGCCGCACTGCTCGGGGTGGACCTTAACCGGCTCATTCCTCCGCAACACCAGCGCGATCGCCCGCAGGACTACGCGCTGTGGCCCGAGCACGCGATGGCCTGGGACGTGTACCTGGGCTGTGGCTCGCAATGGGTCAAGACGCCGATCCCGCTGGGCGGTGGCGTGGTGTGGGAGGGGCTCAACTACCCCGGCGTCGAGGTCGTGATGCGGCGCTATGGGGTGCCGCAGGAGCGGGAGGCCGAGGTGTTCGCCCAGCTCCAGGTGCTGGAGCAGGAGACCGTGAAGCTGCTCAACCAGCAGCGCCGCAAATGAAACAGGCCGGATTGCCCGGCCTGGTTCCTGGAGACGGTGGCGGTCAGCGGCTGGACATCAGGCAGTACAGCAGCCAGGCCGGCACGAGCACCAGGGGCAATACCAGCCACACGCCTGTAGCTGATGCCTTGAAGACCATCAGCAGGAACAGGACGGGAAGCCAGAAGCCGGTCAGGAACTTGAACATACAGGGACTTTAAAACAAATGAGCGCGGTACGCCAGGTAGGCATCAAGATGGTGGTGGACGCCCAGTCGGTGACGACTGAGCTGCCACGCGCCGCGCGCGAGTTCGTGAACCTGGGCGCCAGCGCCGAGCAGGGAGCGGCGCGCGCCACACGCAGCCTGGCGCAGGTCAGCATGTCGGTGCGTGACATCGTGCAGGGCGCGGCCGGCCTGCACATCGTCAGCAACGGCATCGAGGCGATCAGCAACGCGCTCACGGCCCTGCCGCGCAATGCGTTCGACTACTCCAAGAACCTGGAGGTGAGCCAGGTCGGCATGGCCGGCATCCTGGGCAGCATGACGGCCATCAACGGCCAACAGCTCGACTACAACCGGGGCCTGCAGCTCGCCGTCCAGTACATCCAGCAGCTCAACGACGACGCGCTGCGCACTGCCGCCACCAGCCAGGAGCTGGTGCAGGTGTTCCAGGCGCTGCTGGCCCCCGGCCTGGGCGCGCGCATGACGCTGGACGAAATCCGCCAGCTCACCGTGGTCGGCACCAACGCAGTCAAGAGCATGGGCCTGGACGCGAGCCAGGTGGTGCAGGAACTGCGCGACCTGGTCGCGGGCGGCATCCAGCCGGCCAGCTCGACGCTGGCGAATGCGCTGGGGCTCAAGGACTCGGACATAGCGAAAGCCAAGGCGTCTAGCGAGGGGCTGTTCGCATTCCTGATGTCTCGACTGCAGGGCTTCGAGGAGTCGAGCAATGCGTTCGGCGATACCTTCAAAGGCAGGCTTGATCAGATTCGAGAAGGCGCCACGCGTGTGGCGGCCGAAGGTATGGAGCCACTGATCACGGCATCCAAGGCTGCGCTGGGTGAAGTGTCCAGCCTCTTCTCGACCATTGACGCTAACCAGAAGGTCACACTCAACGAAGACTTGGTCGCGGGCATCCGGGAACTGTCTGAGATGGCGGTCACCGGCGTGGGAGCGTTGCGCGAGCTGGGCGTTGGGCTCTACGAACACCGCGAAGCGGTGACGATGCTGGCGTCGGCCTACATGGGCATGAAGCTGGGGAACTTCGTGGCCGACATGGCGCGGGCCACGGTCGCGAAGGTCGAGGCGGCGCAGGCGTCGCGCCTGGCGGCCGTGCAGTCGGCGGCCGAGTCGGCCGGCAACGTGGAGGTCGCTCTCACAAGCAAGCAGAAGCTGGCGGCCTACCTGTCCGAGCTGTCGGCCAAGGCCGCGCAGGCTCAGGCCGACGTGGCGGCGCAGGCCACGCAGATCGCCACCCTCAACACCACGCGCGAGGCCATTGTTGTGGCGCGTGCCGAGGTCGTGGCCAAGATGGACGCGGTGCGTGCCACCATGGCCCAGGCCGAGGCGCAGATCGCCGCCGCCCGCGCCGCTGGCGCACAGAGCATTGCGCTGGCCGCCGTGCGCGAGGGCACCCAGGCGCTGACCGCCGCGCAGGCCCGCCATGCCGTGCTGATGACCGAGCTGGCAACGCTGGGCAAGCAGCAGGCCGGCGTGCAGGCTGCCATTGCAGCGGCCACCACGGCCCAGACGGCAGCGCAGAACGCCGCCTCGGCCTCGGCCGCGCAACTGGCGGCGGCGCAGGGCGCGGCCTCGGTGGCCGGGCGTGCGCTCAGCGGGGTGGCTGGCTTCCTGGGCGGCCCTATCGGCATCGTCACCACGGCCGTGACGCTGGGCGCGACCGCCTGGGCACTGTGGGGCAACAAGGGCTCCGATGCCGAGCGCCAGGTGCAGGGCGCCGTGGCGCGCACCACGCCCGAGATCATCGCGGACCTGGACAAGCAGATCGCCAAGCTGCAGCAGCGCAACGCGCTGGCCGCTGCAGGCATGGGCGACCTGGCGAAGCAAAGCGGCGAGGCGACCGACCGTCTGGCAGAGCTGCAGGCGCAGATCGACAACCTGCAGGCCGGCAAGGGACCGACCGGGGGCCAGGGCCTGCCAGAGGAAGCGCGCCGCGAGCTGCTGCAGAAGCTGCTCGTGCAGTACGGCACACTGGCCGGCAAGATCAGGAGCGCCGAGGAAGCGCAGACCAGCCTGACCACCGGCGCCGGCAAGCTCGGCCTCACGGTGCAAGGCGCAGAGCAAGCATGGCGCAAGGCCAACGACGGCGTAAAGACCGCCATCGCCATCCAGCAGGAGTACTCGGACAAGCTGTCGGCCTCGCGCAGCGCGTGGGAGCAGTACCGCACCGCCCTGGAGCAGCGAGGCACCGATCCGGAGAAAATCCGCCAGGCCCAGGCCGAGCAGGACCAGGTCGAGCGCCAGCTCGCGGCCGAGCGCGACAAGAAGATCAAGGACCTGGGCGCCAGCGCGGCCACCGCCCGCGCGCAGGGTATCGATGCCGAGATCGCCGCGACGAAGCAAGGCTACAAGCTGCTCGCGGCGCAGACCGCAGACAGCCTGGCCGAGGTGGACGCGCTGCGCAAGCGCGGCGCCATCGATGAGTCCGAGGCGCTGGAGCGGCGCACGGCCCTGCAGCTCGCCGACATCGACGCGCAGCGCGCGGCGCTGCAGGCCGAGCTGGCCCTGCTGCAGGGGCGCAAGGATTCGGCCAAGGAGCAGGCCAACATCCAGGGCGAGCTGGCCGAGCTGGCGCAACGGCGCGCCAACACCGAGGTCCAGGCCGCGCGCCAGCAGCAGGAGCTGGACGCCCAGGCGGCCGAGGCGCTGGAGCAGCGCATCGAAGGCTATGAGCGCTCCGCGCGCGAGGCTCAGGAAAACCTGCGCGTTGCCAGGCTGGACACGCTGGAGATCGGCAAGACCGGCGCGGCCCTGGGCGCGCTGCGCCAGGCGCGCGTAGAGGACGCCGCCGCCGAGCTGGAGCGCCAGGCCGTCACGATGGCCGGCATCGACCTGACGGGCCGTGCGTCCAAGGCCCTGCGCGAACAGGCCCAGGCGATACGCGATCTTGCGAAGGTGCAGGGCTACAACGAATCGGCCCGCATGGTGCACGACTATGCAAAGGCCATCGATGAGGCCAACGCGGCCACCCAGTTCGAGCTGAGCCTGACCACACTGTCGCAGCGCGAGCGCGAGATCGCGCTGGAGCAGTACCGCATCGCCATCGACCTCAAGAAGCGGCTGGAGGAGATCGACGCCAAGAACCCTGCAGACCGGGCCGGCGCGGAAAAGCTCAAGGCCGAAGCGAGCGAAGCCGCCGCGCGCGCCCAGGCGGCCGTGGTGGGGCGCGTCTATGCGCGCGAGACCACGCGCACGGTGGACCAGATCAACGACACCTTCCGCCAGGGCTTCGCCGACATGCTCAATCGGGGCGAGGATGCGTGGGACGCCTTCAACAAGAGCATGGCGACGACGTTTAAAACGACCGTCGCGAACGAGCTGTACAAGGCGTTCGCCGAGCCATTCGTCGTGAACATCGTCGGCAACATGATGGGGCTGATCGGTGGGAGCGGCTTGCAGGCACTGCTGGGCGGAAATGGCGGCGGCGCCGGAAACCTGCTCGGCATGGCAAGCAACGCGAGCAGTCTCTATGCCCTGGCGACCGGCAACAGCGTGCTGGGCAATGCCCTCACGGCAGCGGGCGGCTGGCTTGGCCTTGGCGGCGCGAGTTCCATGTATGCGCTCGGCTCGGGCGCAACGGGTCTGGGCCTTACGGCGGGTGGCGGACTTGGACTGACCGCAGGCGGTGGCCTCGGCCTTACGGCGGGTGGCGTGGGCGCAGGGGCCGGAGCGGGTGCCGCAGCCGGGGGCGGCCTGACGGGCGCGTTGGGCGCCATCCCCGGCTGGGGCTGGGCCTTGGCCGGCATCGCACTGCTGGGCGGCCTCGGCGGGGTGTTCAAGGGCTCCACTCCGCACATCGGGGGCGCGGCCAGCTACAGCGAAGCGGGCGGCACAACCACGGGCCTGGGCGTGCTCGACCAGGGCCTGACGTTCGGCGTCAACTCGCGCTATTACGACCAGAGCGTCGAGCAGCAAAGTGCCTCCATCGCACAAACGCTCGTAGGCCTGCTGGACGCCACGGCGACCTCCTTCGGGCAGCAGGCCGGGTACTACGCAGCGACGGCCTTCGCCGACGACTCGTCCAAGGACGGTGCCTGGGGCTCGCTCATGATCCGGCTGGGCGACAAGTCCATTCTGAACTGGGCCGACACCCAGACCAGCCGCTGGGCGCCGAGGGAATTTGCAGATGGGGAAGAAGGCCAGCGGCAGTACTTCGCCGCCATCGCCGCCAGCGCCCGTGATGCCCTCAAGACGGCCATCGGAGATGCAGAGTGGGCGCGCGAGATGCTCGACGCGCTGGGCGACTCCCCCACGTTGGAAGCCCTCGGCCCCGTGGTGCAGCAGATCGGGCAAGTCCAAGCCCTGTTCGCCAACCTGGGCAACAGCATCCAGGGTTTCGCGGGCTATGCCAATGACGCCATCACCGCGCTGCTCAGGGCCACAGGCGGCGCCGAGAACCTCGCCGCGCTCACCAGCAGCTACTACCAGAACTACTACACCGAGGGTGAGCGCAGCGCGGCGCTGACCCGTGACCTCACTACCCAATTCGCGGCGCTCGGGTACGAGCTGCCCCGGTCCCGCGACGAGCTGCGCGCGCTGATGGACGCCAACATTGCCCTGGGCGCCGCAGGCGCGCCCACGGTGGCCGCGCTGCTCAACCTGCAGGGCTCGCTGGCCCAGATCACCCGGTCTGCCGAGGATGCCGCCAAGGCCCAGGAGGAGGCTGCAGAGCGCCAGGCCAAGGCCGAGGCCGATGCGCGCAAAGCCGCGACCGATGCCGCCTGGTCTGCCCTGCAAAAGAGCGTCCAGGCCGCGCGCGACGCCGCGCAGTCCGAGGTCGCGCTGCGCGAGGAACGCCTCGCCACGGCCCGTGCCGTCGTGGACATCGCTCGCGATCAGGCACGCGAGCTGCGCGGCCAGGTTGCGAGCGCTGCCGCGATGTCGGCCGCGCAGGCCAATGCATGGATCGACAACGCGCTCACCGCCGCACGCGGCGGCCAGCTCCCCGATGCCGAGGGCCTGCGCCAGGCCGTCGCAGATGCACGCGCGGGCATGGGCACCAGCGCCTACGCCAACCGGCTGGATTACGAGGCCGCGCAGCTCATCCTCGCCAACAAGCTCGACGCCATCGGTGACAACGGCGAAGCCCAGGCGGACGTGTCCGAGCTGCTGCTGGAGCAGGCCCGGATCGAGGTGGACCGCCTGGACACGATTTCGCGGCTGGGCCGCGAAGCGCTGGATGCGGCCCGAGGCAATACGGTGGCCGTGCGCGACGTTGAAAGCGCCGTGCGCGAGTTCTATGAGCGGATGTTTGAAGAGACGGGGAAGGACGCCAGCGGTGGGAGCGGCGGGAGCGGCGGCAGCGGTGGAGGCGGCGGTGGCGGCTTCGTCTCAGGGCCTGGCGGTGGCTCGGAGGGCGGGAACTATGACCGGGATGCCGACATCCGCTGGCGCATCGACCAGCAACTCAAGTATGCGCAAGAGCGTGGCCTGGGCCATGACGACGCCAGCACGCTTCAGCACATCAACGCCGCACTGTACGGCTCGGGCATCAGCAACGCGGACATCGCGCGCGTCTACGAGATGCCCGAGGACTACATCGACAGCCTTTTCGAGGGCATCGGCATCAAGCGCTTCGCGAGCGGCGGCGCATTCAGCAACGGCGTGGTCACGCGCCCGACCTTCTTCGACATCGGCCAGATGGGCGAGGCGGGGGAGGAAGCCATCCTTCCCCTGGCGAACATCGGCGGGCGTCTGGGCGTGCATGCGCTCGGCGGCAAGGGCGAGGCGCAAACCGTGGCCGCGCTGCGCCAGCTCGCCCAGCAGCAGTACGACCTGCTGCGCGCCGTGATCGTGCGGCTCGACAGCATCGAGACCCTCGCGCGCAAGCAGGACGCCATCGGCGTGCTGCAAAGGGAGACAGCATGAGCCCGCTCGACGGATACGCCCTGGGCATGGGGTTCCTGCCACCCATGGCGATCACCCCTGACAACATGACCACCAACGTGCCTGCGAGCACGTTGGCGCCCTGGTCGGCCACGGTGCAGTACGCCCTGAACGAGGAAGTGATTGACGCGCAGCGCGTGATCTGGCGCTCCATGATGGCGAACAACCTGGGCAATGATCCCGCGACAACTGCAGGCAAGTGGCAATCGCGCGGGGTCGAGAACCGTCTGCGCATGTTCGACACGTCGCTCGGCTCCGTCACGGAGCACGACGACATGATCGAGATCGTCGTCGCGCCCGGCCGCGTGGTCACCGACGTGATGCTGATGGGGGTGCAAGCCTACGACGTGCAGCTCGTGGTCACCGATCCCGTCCACGGCGTGCTCAAGGACACCGGCTCCCTGCTGATGCTCAAGCCCTCGGGCGGCTCGCACTGGGGCTACTTCTTCCATCCCATCGAGCGCGAAACGAAGCTGCACATCTCCGGCCTGCCGGCCTACACCCAGGCCACCGTCACGATCCGCATCCGCAACCCGGGCGCCAAGGCGCGCTGCGGCGAATGCGTCATCGGGCGCTCTGTCTGGCTGGGCGACACCTACTGGCGGCCGTCCATCGGCTTCGACGACTGGGGCCAGAAGGGGCGCGATGACTGGGGCGGCTGGAAAGTCAACCCGGGCGCGTATTCGGACCGCATGGAGCTGCAGGTCCTGGTGCGCGGCACCCAGTACGAGCGCACGCGCGAGCTGATCCTGCCCTACCGCTCCAGGCCGGTCGTTTGGTTCGGCGCGCGCGGCGTCAATGCGCTCACCAGCTATGGCTATGTCATGAGCTTCAAGCAAGTTCTCGTGGCACGTGGGTTTTCTGACTGCAACTTGGCAATCGAAGGACTGGAGGTTCCTGCCACATGATTTTTACCCCGCCCCCCGGCGCACCTACGGAGTCGGCGCCCATCCCCAATCGGCTGACCGACGATCAGCCCGCCTTCGACGTCAAGACCAACGCCTACCTGAACTGGACTGCGGCCTTCCGCACCTGGCTCGCCGGCTTCGTGGCCTGGCTCACCACCTTCCTGGCGGAGCTGGGCCAAGCGCTGCAGGGCATCGAGGGCAACAAGAATGCGGCCCAGTCTGCCGCGGCTGCGGCAGAGACCAGCGCGCAAAACGCGGCCGTGATCGCAGGCGCCGTGCGCTGGGCACCGGGCGACTACGTCCAGGGTGCGGCCGTGTGGTCGCCGCTGTCGCTGCTCACCTACCGCCGCGTGCCTGTGGGCGTGACGGCCAGCGCTGCCGATCCGTCTCTTGATCCTGTGGGCTGGCGCCTGACCGGCTCGCCGTACTCGATGCCCCAGCAGGAGCTGACAACGCCCGGCCCCCACCAGCTCGTGGTAGGCATGCACTACCTCCTGAGGCATCCGCAGTGCGAGTGCCTCATGCCCGTCAACGCGGCGCCGCAGGAGCAACTGCGCACTACGAATGAGAGCGGCAGCTCCGGCCTGGTGCTGCGCCGCAACGGCGGCCTGTTCGCAGGCATTGACGATGACGTGGTGATCGACGCACGCCGCGCCGACAAGCTCTGGACTCAAACCGCAACCCGAGGGTGGATTTAAACGATGATTTCCTTCACCGAGCATTTCGGCGGTGGGGCCGCGCTGCGCCGCCGCACCATCTGGCGGGGCGACGACCGACTCGTGCCAGGCATCGTCACGGATCAGTGCCGTGCGTTCAAGCTGCGCGCGCCCACGTCGCCCGCGACGACGATGCGTGCCGTCGCCCACAACGGCTCTGTCTATGTCCTTGTGCCGAGCGTTGGACAGACGATCTACACGAGCACTGACCTTGTGACGCTCACGGCTCGGCCTTTGTCGATCAATGGCTTCAAGAGCCTGTCTCCCGATGGTGCTTTCTCCATCGGCGAGGGGCTGCTTGTCTGCGGCGCGGGCGTGCTCTCTTCGGACGCCGCCACCCGCTTCGCTGTCTACTCCATGGATAACGGCGCTACGTGGGCTTGGATCAGCACCCCCGGCACCGCGAGCTTTATGCACTCCTCGGGCGGGCGAGTCCACGCGACGGGCACCCCGGCCGCGAGTTTCTGGGTGTCTGCCTCGGCGAGCGGGCCTTGGGTGCAGCGCAATTTTCCGGAAAACGCGGGCGTGGGCACGGCGTGGAACACCGTGGTCTTCAATGGCGCGACCTGGCTTGCGCTGGCATTGGGAAACGACGGCGTCAACGGCTCGGCATGTGCGACCAGCGTGGACGGGGAAACTTTCAGCTCCGCCACGCCCGCATGGCTGGCCGCCAGCCGGCTCATGCCCGTGCCGGCGAGCCGGGCCTTTGTGCGGGGCGGCAAATTCATCGCACTGGGCTGGAAGCGCGGCTCCAACTTCATCGCGCTGATGGACGGCGCCGACGGTGTCACCTGGCACCAGCGCGGGTCGTACACGCTGAACAGCCCGCCCTCGCGGGTACTGCATGACGTGTCGCGCCGGGCCATCGAGATCGGCGGCGTGCTCTACGCAGGCGCGCTGCTCGCCTGGGGCGACAAATACATCACCACGCTGCTCAGCACCGCAGATGGCGAGAACTGGCGGCTGCACGGTGATGGCGAGGTGCTATCCCAAGCCCCCGCAAGCATCGAACTGCAGCAGCGCGCGGGGACCAGCAGCATCGTGATGTGTGGCGGCCTGCTGGAAACCGACGTCGATAACGGCATGGAGCTCTACTATGAACTTTGAATTCGACCTTTGGGGCTGGTACATCGGCCAGGCCGCAGAACCCGGCCCGCGCACCACGGCCGTGGCTCCGGCCAACCAGTCCACGGCCGAGGCCGAGGGTGAGCCCCGCAGCAACTGGACGGGTGTGGAATGGCTGGAGCTGCCCTACGTGGTGCCGTCCGAATCCGTCGAGCCAGAGGTGCAGCAGGACCCACGCTGGTGGTGGATTGACCCCGGGCCCTTCAAAGATCGCCTGGGCATGGACGCGCCGGCCATTTACGCGAGCGGGCACGACGCCTGCAAAGGCGTGGTGGGCATGGTCGAGGGACGTAAGTACATCGACCTCAAAGACCCGCGCATCGCTG